GCCCCTTTACTACTATCGACAACATTGAGTTTGGTGGTGTAACCGCAGCAAGCGCAATAAATGTTTCTTCTATGTATGACCGTAACACAGATACCGTTAGAAAAGCTGCTGTAAAACAGGTTGGTTTTGGTCAAACGTACAATCCCCAAACAGGTTTTATGTCTACGGGGATGCCTAACTTAGGAATAATAGGGCCAATGGGTTCACTATTCAACGCCATCGGTTCATTCGCAACACAGTATAACCAAGGTAAACAACAAGAAGCCATGCAAAAGGCTGGCTTGGGATTAAAAGATAACGGTGTTATAACTATAGCAGGACAGAGAGTTGCTATCGTTGACGGTAAACTATACGGAAACCTGCCTGAGGGTGTCTCTATAGGTCAGATAAAGGAAAAAGCCTTACAAGTCGTAAACAACCTAGACATACGAGATAAGGCAGGCGTGTACGCCATTCAGCCTACAGGCTACGATGAGTCAGGTATAACAGGCTCTAGAACGTACACTGCAATAGACGACACTAGCTTTGATAGTAGCTCATTTGGAAGCGACGCTGAAGACAGAGACGATGATGATTCTTACACCGGTAGTGGTGCTAACCCGTCTGGTGGATTTACGGAAAGTGGATTTTACTCTGGCCTTGCAAAGGGCGGCAGAGTAGGGATGAACAGCGGCGGTATAGCAGGCGCAGGATTTGTTCAAGGGCCTCCTAGCGAGTTCACAGACGAAGAGACTATCGCAGACACTGAAGAAACTTCTGTTGCAGAAGGCACCTTTATAATCAACGCTCCTGCTGTAGAGATAGAAGGCAGCGACAACATTCGCGCAATGCTAGTAGATGCGTACAACATTGCTGTTGAAAGAGGTCTTGACACGGGTTCAGAGAGTCTTGAATCGTACGAGAGCGAAGTAGACGTTGCTCTATCTAAAGGAGAAGTTATTGTTCCTCCCGTCCTAGCTGAAATTATTGGCTACGAACGTTTAGAAGAAATAAACGACAAAGGAAAGCCTGAAGTAACTAATCGACAAGAGATGGCTGCAAAAGGTGGTTTTATCGGCGGGTACGCTGATGGAGGCGATGTTGTAGAGGGAACGTACGGTGGCATAGAGCATCTAAGCAGTATATACGATAAGTTTAACGCAAAATACCCTACCATAGACGCTGCTAAAAAGAACGCAAAATCCGCACGTAAAACCACAGCAAAGCTACTTAAAGACCTTCCTTCCGAAGACATTTTGGCTTTACTTATGATGGGAGAAGCCTCCATTCTAGGTGACGAAGGTATGCGAGGTGTGGCGCACGTCGCTATGAATAGAGTTGATTCTGACCTAGAAGATTTTGCAGAGTTAGAAAGCGTATATGACGCAGCATTAACTAAAACTGGTTCTGGAATTTTTCAATTTAACGCCTTTGAGCCTACAGGTTTTAGAGGTGTGCTAGACGCTATAACAGGAACAGATTACGGCAAGAAAAAATATCAAAGAATCCGCACGGATGCTGAAGAGATACTTGCTGGCGCACAGGACGACTTTACTAAGGGAAGTCTGTTTTTCTGGAATCCTGACAAATCAACAGATAAGTACTTTAGAGACAAAGTAGAATCTGGAGAGTGGGAACCACAGGCTGAGACACGCACTAAAGCAGCGTTTCATCAGTACCTACGTCCCAAAACTAATTAGTCAGCTACCCGCAATACTGCGGCCCTGACATAACCGAAGCGGCTACCTACACGCCAAGTAGCCCCGCACTATGAGGTAAAGAAATGGCACAAAAAAAAGTTCGCGGTCATCGCAGCAACAAACCAAATGATTCCTTTGGAACAATAAACAACGACAATCTTTACAAAAACTCGTATAAAGCAGATGTTTACTCTGACGACGACGATGAAGAGAATGTTGAGCAACAGGCCCAGCCTGAAGAAGAACAAACAGACCCTAGCTTCGTTAGTGGTGAAGAAAAACCCGGACATGACTATAAAAAACGTTATGACGATTTAAAACGGCACTACGACGATAAAGTTCAACAGTTTAAGGACAAAGAAAAAGAGTTAGAGGCGACCCTTACACAAGCTACTCGCCAACAGAATATCTCCTTACCTAAGTCTGATGAAGAACTGGAAGAGTTTAGACAACAGTACCCTGATATATATGATGTCGTAGAAACTATTGCATCTATGAAAGCTGGGGAACAAGCTAAGACTCTTGAGAAAGAACTAGAGTCGTTCAAAGAAAAAGAGCACTCTGCTAGAACACAAGCTGCATACCAACAACTATTAAACTCTCATCCTGACTTTGATGACATTCGCGTAGATGAGAAGTTTTTAAGTTGGCTTGAAGACCAACCCGGCAGTATCGCTGATGGCATTTTAAAGAACAACACGGATGCTAAGTTAGCGTCTAGAGTTATTGACCTATACAAAGTAGACGTTGGTATCTCTAAAAAACGTGCTAAAAAATCCCAAGCTGATGCTGCAGCTTCAGTATCCTCTCCTAAATCTAGAGACCTTACTAATGAAGCGGGCGGTGATAAACGAATCTTCACAGCCACACAAATCGCCAAGATGAGACCTTGGGAGTTTGAAAAGCTAGAAAGCGAAATAGACTCTGCAAGGGCTGATGGGCGACTCGACCTTAACTCTTAACTAAACCTCAAAACTGGAAGGAAAAGCTAATGGCTTTCACTACATCCTCTGGTTACGGAAACTTACCATCAGGTAATTTCGCACCAGAAATCTTTAGCCAAAAGGTTCTCAAATTCTTCCGTCGTGCTTCGGTTGTAGAAGATATTACAAACACCGACTACGCAGGCGAAATTGAAAACTTTGGCGACACAGTTCGCATCATTAAAGAGCCGACTGTATCAGTCACAGCATATCAGCGGGGTTCTGTTGTAAACCCGCAGGACTTAGCTGATGACCAAATCACAATGGTTGTTGACAATGCAAACGCTTTTGCGTTTAAAATTGACGACATCGAAGAGCGTCAGTCACACGTAAACTTTGAAGCACTTGCCACCTCTTCTGGTGCGTTTGCTCTAAAGCGTAAGTATGATGCTGCCGTTTTACAGCACATCTCTGATGCCGCTGGTATTGCAGCGTCTGCTGTTTCTGGTACTACTTTAACTAGTACTATAGCAGCAGGTACACTAGGAACAGCTAATGCTCCTATTAACGTTGAAACAGATGACAACGGCATTAACTTGCTGCTTGCTATGGCTCGTCTACTTGACGACCAATCTGTGCCTGAAGAAAACCGTTGGTTTGTAGCACCTCCAATCTTCTACGAGAAGATGTTCCAAGCTGGCAATAAGTTAGCTGAAGTTCAGGTAACTGGTGATGCTACATCTCCGCTGCGTAATGGTCTTGCACTTCCGGGAACTTTTGCTGGTTTCCGTTGTTACAAGTCTACTGCACTAAACAGCACAGGTGGTACTGACCAAGTAACTTTGACTGACGCCTCCGCAACTCTTGCAACAGACGGCTCTGAGAACGTTGTTCTCGCGGGTCACATGTCTGCTGTATCGACTGCATCCCACATCGCTAAAACCGAAGTGGTTCGTTCAACTGAGTCATTCTCTGATGTCATTCGTGGACTTCACGTTTTTGGTCGCAAAGTACTGCGTCAAGAAGCTGTTGTCCGTGGCGTCATTGACTTCGCATAAGGGAGATTAGCAAATGGCTACTTTTGACCATACCATCACAGGCGGTGGTACAGTAGGACATCCCGCTCACGCGATTCGTCCTTACATCGTGCAGTCAAAGATTTTTGATGCTGCCGATGACAATCTTACAGCTAATGATGTTATCAAGGTGATTGACCTTCCAGACAACTCCATCGTTCTTGGTGGTTGCTTGGACGTTCTTGAAGCTGGTGGCTCTAGCGTGACTTTTGACGTAGGTGTTAGCACCGACATTGATGCCTTCTGTGATGGTGTCGATGGCAACGCTGATGCTATCTACAATTTTCACCCTACAGCAGCGGGTATTAACACAGTAATTGCTACAGACGCTATCCAAGTTAAAATCTTGGGTGCAGATTCTGCTGTAGTTCGTTTCCGTGTTATTGCTTTGATTGCTGACATTGGTGACCCAACTAAGTTGGTCCAGACTGCTGCAGTCCAGACTGGCGTATAACATTGATTGAGGGGGAGGGGAAACTTTCCCCCTTGACGACTTTTTAATTTGATGATATAAGCAGCTATTCTCTGCAGGGATATACCCCTAATGTTCAAAGCAATACTCTTTATATGTAGTTCGCTACTAGGTAACACAGAGTGTCTAGAAATAGAAGACACCCGTGGTCCCTATGACACAAGAGGGGAGTGCATAGAACGTGCAGTAGAAATGTATCATTCTACGCAGTTGCTAGTACCACCCCCTTATAAATCTGTTAGGTATGAGTGTGAGAGTGGAATATAATGCCTCGTAAAAAAGAAACACCTATAAAGAAAACAACTAAAGGAAAGGGTGCTAATTATCGCCCTACCAAGTCTGGTGCAGGTATGACTGCAAAAGGCGTTAAAGAATATAAGAAAAAGAATCCCGGTTCTAAATTGAAGACAGCAGTTACAGGCAAAGTTAAGCCCGGAAGTACAGCGGCTAAACGCCGTAAATCTTATTGTGCTAGGTCAGCAGGGCAGATGAAACAGTTTCCTAAAGCTGCAAAAGACCCTAACAGCCGTTTGCGCCAAGCAAGAAAGAGATGGAAATGCTAGCTGCACTCATAGGACCCATATCTTCTATAGCCAGTACGTGGCTCGAAGGTAAAGTAGAAAAGACAAAAGCAGAAACAGGAGCCAAAGTTGCAAGAGCTAAAGCTGAAGCTGTCATCATGGAAAAGAAAGCTACTGGCGAAATCGACTGGGATTTGGCTATGGCTGAAGGAAGTAAGCACTCTTGGAAAGATGAGTGGATTACAGTTTTATTCTCTGTACCTCTCATACTGGCCTTTTGTGGTGACTGGGGTAGAGAAATTGTGCAAGAAGGCTTCACAGCTTTACAAGCGATGCCGGAGTGGTATCAGTACAGCTTGGGCCTCATTGTGGCAGCGTCGCTAGGTATGCGCGGAGCAACTAAGATGTTTGGGAAGAGGTAACATGAGCGAAGATAAAGTAAGAAAAGGTATGGGTGCAGCAGCAGTAGGTTTAGCAGGTGCAACTGGACTTGCCGTAGGTGCTAAGTCAGCAATAGACGGTGCAGCCAGAAGAAAACCAGCACAAAAACCTAAAACAAAAGCACAAACCAGATTTGCAGCGCAGGCTAAAGATACTAAAATTAAAACTGCTCAAATAAAAGTAGACCAGCTAAAGTCTATCCAGCCCAAAGACCTAAATGCTAGAGATGTAAAAGTAAGAAAAGCACTTTTACAACAGCAGAACGAAATACTTAAAGGCTTAACAAAAACGCCTACAAAAGAATTGGCAAAGAAATTTGCATTGCGTTCTATACCTTTTATAGGAACTTTCTTAGCTGCTTTTACTTCAAAACCAGCAGGACAAGGTTCTGCACTTACAGGTCCGGGGTCAAAAAAGAAACCATGAGCGTCGAAACCTTTCTCAAGTGGAAGATACTCCCACGCTTTATGATGCTAGCCAGTACAATCATGTCTTGGCGTTGCGCTGAGTGGTTTATGGCTTTACCCGACCCAACAGGCGCACAGTCAGCTTTCGTGTCTGTAGTGATGGGCGTTATGACGGGTGTGTTTGGTATCTGGATGGGCCACGAACACAAGGGTGATAACCAGTGAAACAAGCAGCCACAAAGCTAAACGAAGCAAGTGAGATAACTATCCCTCTCCGCAATCTCATCAGTATGATTGCGTTCACTGCCGTTAGTGTGTGGGTTTACTTTGGCCTGACAGAACGCATCAGTTTTCTAGAACACAACCTAGAACTTACTATGGAAGAGGTCGAAGAAAACGACAACTGGATTGATGAGTTCGAACCACCTAAGTCTGTACAAGATACGGTAGGCAGGGTACACGAATTAGAAATTGAACTGGCTAAGTTAAAATTGTTAATGGAAAGTAACCGATGAACTACAATCGCGGCAAGTTGATTGACCAGCTAATCCTACACGAGGGTCTCAGACTACAAGTCTATCAAGACCATCTGGGCATCGACACAATCGGTGTAGGTAGGAACCTCGAAGACAGAGGCATCACCGACGGCGAACTAGCCTTTATGAGCCTTCTTAAAAACGAAATATACGACACGGGTAT